AAAGGATGAGAAGGCGGGTATAAGAGCAAAGAATCCAGGCTACGCAGACTCTTGGTATAAAACTCAGCTACGTAATATGCGTAAACAAAGAACAGTAGAATACTTTAATAAAAAATATAGCATTAATTTAAACGACTTCGACGTAGCGGATTCATTTGGAATTGCTCATTATGCTAACAAGGTTCTAACAGAACGATGAAGCTATATCAAAGTAAAGAGTGGCTATATAGAAGATATGTAGTTCAAAAGAAAACGGTAACAGAAATAGGAAAAGAATGTAATGTATCTGCTATGACTATACAGAGATACCTAGACCAGTTCGGATTGATTAAAAAAAGATGAAAATTTATGAGGGTAGTAATAGCCAGGCAGGGCAAGAATCATTTGTGCTTAGCTCTTTAAAAGAAAAGAGAAACGGATATTACTTAGAGATAGGCGGATACCACTCTCGATATGACAGCAATACCTATCTTCTAGAAACACATTATGGGTGGAGTGGTGTGGCATTAGAAATAGACAAAGAAAGATCAGATGAATATAATTCAAATAGATCTAATCCATGTTTAACTGCCGATGCAACCACCTTCGACTACCTAGAGTATCTTGAAAACAATAATTTTCCAGATCGCATAGATTATTTACAAATAGACATTGAGCCTGCATTCCAGTCTTTAAAAGCTCTAGAGGCACTACCGCTTGACAGATATAGGTTCTCTATTGTAACATTTGAACATGACCTTTATGCAGATCAAAACAATCTTATAGTAAAAGAAAAGGCAAAAGAAATATTTAAAAAGTTTAACTACGTTCTTGTAAAAGAAAATGTAGATCATGAAGGAAAAATATTTGAGGACTGGTGGATAGACTCAGATATATACAATAGAGATGGAGAATAAAATGGCGGCATATCCAGAAAAAGAAAAAGGCTATCAGATGTGGGTTACAGATCTTCAATTAATGGCAACATCTGCCCCATCAGGCAATAAGATTATTACAGAGTGTCTTGAAATAGCAGGGATGCTAATTGAAAAGAATATATCATACGGAGACTCGGCCTTGTCCCCAATTAGAATATTTTCTCAGGCGGATAATCAAGAACAAATTAAAATTCGTATTGATGATAAGATAAATAGAATTAAGAATGGCTCAGGATTTGCAGGAGATAACGATATTGATGACATGATTGGTTATTTGATCCTGCTTAAAATTGCTAAGAAACTTGCTATTTCAGTCGACTAAGAGTATACTCTAGTATATGTCTGATATAGAGTTGACCCACCATTTTGACCGCATGAATACTGTTGTGTCAGAATTGCTTAAAGGTAATAACCCTACCCAAATCGCCGCCATAACAGGCTTTAAGAGGGCCGAAGTAGTTGAGTTGATAGATGAGTGGAAGACAGTTGCTCACAACGACACAGCGGCCCGTGACAGGGCTAAAGAGGCTATATCTGGAGCAGACCGACACTACGCAATGCTTATTAAAGAAGCTTGGAAAACTGTAGAGGATGCGGATACACAGGGTCAGCTAAATGTTAAGTCTGGCGCATTAAAACTAATTGCAGATATTGAAGGCAAGCGAATTGGAATGCTTCAAGAAGTAGGACTACTTGATAATGCAGAGCTGGCAACACAAATTGCGGAGACAGAAAAGAAGCAAGACATACTAGTAAAGATATTAAAAGAAGTTACGGCTACCTGCCCTAAATGTAAAATGGAGGTTGCAAAGCGCCTTTCTCAAATAACTGGAGTAGTCGAGCCTGTTATTATTGATGCGGAGGTCACAAGTGGATCTTGATTTTAATGATCTGATTGACATGCTAGATGGCGAAGAGTTTGATGAACGCCCCGTAGACTTAAGAACGTTTGTGCAAAGCCCAGATTATTTGGGACTACCACCTCTATCAGAACACCAATACACTCTTATTGAAAAAAGCTCACAGATTTATAAAGAGTCTACGTTGGTTAAATTGTTTGGTGAAGACGAAGGCGTTAGAATGTTTAAGCAGACGGCTAACGAAATAGTTGCTCAGCTGGGAAAAGGATCTGGAAAAGATTACTGCTCTACAATATCAGTAGCATATATAGTTTATTTATTGTTGTGCCTTAAAGATCCAGCAACATATTATGGAAAGCCTCCTGGAGACTCAATTGATATTATCAATATTGCAATCAACTCGCAGCAGGCAAATAACGTATTCTTTAAGGGTTTTAAGACACGAATAGATAAGTCGCCATGGTTTACTGGGAAGTATGAAGCAAAAGCTTCTGAGATGAAATTTGATAAAGCCATAACAGTACACTCAGGTCACTCAGAGCGTGAGGCCTGGGAAGGATATAACGTTATCGTAATCATTCTTGATGAGATCTCAGGCTTTGCCACAGAAAATACAAGCGGCCACGAGCAGGCTAAAACTGGTGGGGCTATATATGATATGTATAGGGCATCAGTAGACTCACGTTTCCCAGATTTTGGTAAAGTAATTCTTCTTTCATTTCCTAGATATAAGAATGATTATATACAGCAAAGATACGACGACGTCGTTGCAGAAAAAGAAGTTGTAACTAGAACTCATCATTTTAAATTAGACGAAGACCTTCCAGATGGAACTGAAGGGAATGAATTTGATATTGAGTGGGAAGAAGACCATATCATTTCATACAAGTATCCTAAGATGTACGCTTTAAAAAGACCTACGTGGGAAGTTAATCCAGTAAGAAAAATTGAAGACTTTAAGGTTGCTTTCTACAAAAATTACACAGATGCGTTAGGAAGATTTGCCTGTATGCCAACAGATGCAGTAGACGCATTTTTTAAGTCTAGAGAAAAGATTGAGAATGCCTTCAAGAACACTGCACTAGCCGTAGATAACTTTGGAAGATTTGAAGATTGGTTTGCGCCAGATCCAGATAAAGAATACTTTATCCACGTTGACCTTGCACAAAAGCATGACCATTGTGCAGTGGCAATGGCACACGTAAAGAAGTGGGTTAATGTTAAGGTAACAGATACCTATTCTCAGCCAGCACCAATTGTTGAAGTAGATGTTGTAAGGTATTGGACTCCAACTCCAGACAAATCAGTAGACTTTACAGAAGTAAAAGATTATATCTTGTCTTTAAGATCAAAGGGCTTTAAGGTAAGAATATGTACATTTGATAGATGGAACTCTCACGACATGATGCAGCAATTAAAGCAGTATGGAATTAATACAGAAACTTTATCTGTTGCTAAAAAGCACTATGACGATATGGCAATGGTTGTAGCAGAAGACAGATTAGACGGACCCCACATCCCACTGCTTATAGATGAATTGCTTCAGCTTAAAATTATGAGAGATAAAGTTGATCACCCTAGAAAGGGTTCTAAAGATTTAGCTGATGCTGTATGCGGTGCTATATTTAATGCCATTAAAAGAAGCAGGCCTTCTAATAATGAAGAAATAGATATACATACATACAGTTCTCTAAAGTGGGACAGAGAAGATGAAGATGATACAAATGTTATTAATATGATAAGAGCACCGAGAATGCCTCAACACTTATCAAATGCACTAGAAGGAATGGAAATAATATGAGCATATATCAAGAGCGGGCTAAAGAATGCAAGTGTTGTGGAAAACATGTACCTCTGCCTACTACATTAAAAGAATATCAAGGTGTTATACTTTGCCCAACAAGTTTTGCAAACGTTATAGAGTATAAAAGAATTTGGAAGTCAATTGGCAATAGGCCTACTGGTAGTATAAGAAAACATTTTTCTGATTATGTACAACAAGTAGTTGAGAGTACTATTGACAAGAATGAGGACGGAACGTTATAATAAAACTAGGCAACAGTAGCTTAGTTGGTTAGAGCCCCGAACTCATAATTCGGTAGTCGTAGGTTCAAGTCCTACCTGTTGCACAAAAGGAGATGGTGTGAGCGAAGAAGAAGATCAATACGATGCCGATAGACTAGCCTACTATATGGAAATAGGTGCAGTTACTTTAGAGGGCATGGACGAAAATGGAGAGCTTATTTATGCCATTAGCGAAGATGCAGAAACTTTAGCTCCAGAATTATGGCAGTCTCACACAGAATATGTAAATAGATCCCTAATGGAATTATATGAAGATGGCTTAGTTGAAATAGAGTATGACGAAAACCTAGAAGCAACTATTCATTTAAGTCCAGAAGGACGTAAGATTGCAAGGGAAAAGGGCCTGATCGATATGGATATTGATTGGGATATTCCGAACGACTAGAATATGATATAATATATTTAGGTCGCCGTAAGGGGCCTAAACAAATTAACTTATTCGCTTGAAGGAGGAATAAAATGGTAACAACATACACATGGGATCTTTTCAAGGATCCCTTTTTCATTGGATTTGATAGAGCTTTAGATACATGGAGCCACGCTCAAACAGTATCAAGTGCAACTAACTATCCACCATATAACGTAATCAAGGTAGACGAAGACAACTTTGTTGTCGAACTAGCCGTTGCTGGATTTGCTAAGACAGATATTGATGTATCAACAGCAGACGGCAAGCTCACTGTAAAGGGAGAATTAAACACAGAGGATAACGATTCGAAGTTTATCCATCGTGGAATTGCTGCCCGTAAATTTACTCGTGAGTGGGCCCTTGGTGAATATATGGAAGTAAAGGCAGCGGAACTAAAGGATGGAATGCTTAAGATTGATATTGTACGCATTCTGCCAGAAGAGAAGAAGCCAAAGACCATCAAGATCAAATAAATAGTATAATAGAAACCTGCACCCCGTCACTGGGGAGTCGCAGACTATTCGGGTCGCTACCCGAAGGATGGACCTGAGCATGTCCTCAAACTGCTCCTTATAATTTAAGGAGAATCATGTTCGAGTATTATGTTAAAAAGGTTACAAAGGTTGTGGACGGAGATACAATCGATGTAGAGATAGATCTTGGATTTGATATCTCATTTAGCTCAAGAGTAAGACTAGCTGGTATAGATACACCAGAAAGTAGAACTACAGACAAAATGGAAAAAGCATTAGGCCTTGAAGCAAAAGCTTATCTAAAGCGTGAAATTGAAGCTGCCAAAACTGTTGTCATCAAAACAGAAAAAATGGACTCATCAGAAAAGTACGGAAGAATTTTAGGTTGGCTGTTCCTTGATGGATCAGAAGTTTCTATGAATGAAAAAATGATTGCAGATGGACATGCCTGGGGATACTTGGGAGACACTAAGGTTAAAGACTTTAACGCCTTAGCAGAGAAGAGAAAAAAGAGCGGTAAGTAATGCCTGTATATGAATACAAGTGTTCGTATGATGATGCACATGCAACAATGTCAGTACATAGATCAATAACCGATACAGATCCAGGTTACACATGTGTTGAATGTGAGTCACAAATGACTAGACACTTTACACCATTTGGTATACAGTTTAAGGGTAATGGTTTCTATAAAACAGATAATCCTAAATAACATTAGTGGTATAATTATTAAGTAAGCAAAGATATTGCATTACTTAGGAGATACCTAGTTGACTAGAAAGTTACAGTATTTTTTAACCAGCCTTTTTATAATCGGCTGGCTTTTCCTTTTTAGTCCTAATTTTGCTAATGCTAATGAGCCACCAGCACCTGCAGAGCAAGTTGTAGTAAGCCCAGCACAGCAGGCAGTTAATACAGCTCTTGCTACAGCAACTACAGAAGTTGCACAAGCCGCAGCTGCATCGGATACAGCCACTGCCGTAATAGCAACAGCAGTACAGGCAGTCACAACATCTAATGAAGCCGTAGCTACCGCAAACACTGCAGTTACAACAGCAGTAGCAGCAGTTGCAGAAGTTGCAAGTACAGCAACAGTTGTAGAAACAGCAACAGCAGTAGTTAGTGATGTAACAACTGCAGTAGCTGCAGTAACAACAGCGGTTGAAGCAATTCCTGCAAACGCAACAACAGCAGCTCCAGAAGTAGCAGTTGCCCAAGCAGCAGTTGAATCAGCAACTACTGTAGTAACAGCTGCAGCAGAAACAGTTATATCGTCATCGAATACTTTGTCAGCAACACCCATTGCTACAGTTGAAGAGGTGGCCGTAGCAGTTGCAACAGAAGCAGCACAGGCCGCAACAGCCTCTACTTCAATACAAGCAGCTCAAGCAGCAGTAGATACAACTACTGCTACCATTACAACAGCAACGACGGCTTTAGCAGCAGTATCTCCTGCACGGACAGAGGCTCAAACACAATTAACTCAAGCAAACGTAGCAATTAATAACGCTCAAGACGCAGTCAACGCCCTTGCAGCAACTATCGGCACAACTACAAATGTTTTATCTAATGTCGATGACGCTGGCGTTCGAATGAACCTTCCCTTTAATTTACAGATGGGTGGAGTAACATATAACAATGTTTTTGTAGGCTCTAATGCAACAATTACTTTTGGGGTAAATGAAGGTGGAACATATCACACTACACCTAATGCTCCTTCTATATCTATAGCAGGCTGGGACTGGACTACATGGAGTAATGGGTCTGGAATCACATACTCAACAACTACTAATACACTTAGTGTTGCTTGGGATCTTAGAGTTTATCCTTTAACTACAGCCGAGACACAAATGACTCAAGTTAGATTTAACGCAGACGTTAATCCATCTAACGGAGCATGGCAGGCAGATGTTAATGTTACTGGACCAATACCAAACGGTGCTAGATTTAATATAAGAGAAACAGCAGGCGGAGCAATAACACCTATTATTGATACTAATTCAGGTCCTGGATTTAATGGGACAATAAGTCAAGGACCAGCCTTTACTCCTACACCTGATCCAGATAATGCAACAGTATTGGCAGCAATTGATACAGCAAACGCACAAATTGCTACATTAAACTCAGCAGTTACTGCTATTGTTGCAACAAATACAGCAAATACAAATACAGTTATTGCACCAATCGCAACTGTTTCACAAAATACTGTAACGGCATTATCAGCAGCAAGCACAACATTGACTGAAAAGGTGGCAGACCTTGCAATTGTTTCTACAGCCGTAGAAAAAGTAACTACCGCACCTACAATATTAGCAGTAGCACAAACAGTAATTGATGCAGTTCCTGCACCAGCCCCTACTCCACCTGCACCAGCCCCTACTCCACCTGCACCAGCTCCTGAACCACCTGCACCAGCTCCTGAACCACCTGCACCAGCTCCTGAACCACCAGTTGCCGAACCACCAGTTGCTGAGCCACCAGTTGCTGAGCCACCAGTTGCTGAGCCACCTGCAGAAGAGCCACCTGCAGAAGAGCCACCTGCAGAAGAACCACCTGCAGAAGAACCACCTGCAGAAGAACCACCTGCAGAAGAACCACCTGCTGAAGAACCACCTGCAGAAGAACCACCTGCAGAAGAACCACCTGCAGAAGAACCACCTGCAGAAGAACCACCTGCAGAAGAACCACCTGCAGAAGAACCACCTGCTGAAGAACCACCTGCAGAAGAACCAGAGGCGGGATCAGAAGAAGCAGTAGAAGAATCTGTTGATGACGCATTGTCTGATGGCAAAATAGATGCAGAGGAAGCAGAAGATATTTTAAATGAGTTAGCAAGTGACGGTGAAGTAACTGCAGAAGAAGTTCAAAATCTTGCAGATGCTTTATCCGAAGATGGAAAATTAACTAATGCAGAAAAAGAATTGGTAGCAGAGGCTCTTGTAGAGTCTATTGCTCCTGGAGAATCTTTAACTAAAGAACAAATACAAGAGGCTGGAATTGAGTATAAAGATTTGCCTGCAGATACACCTGTTGAAGTTCGTCAAGATGAAAACGGTAACGAAGTTGTTATTACTGCAGAGGTAGCAGCATCTTTGGTATTGCTTGAAAATCCTGCAGAGTTATTATCAACAGCATTTTCAGACCCTGGAGCGGCTATTCAGGCATTGAGTAATATAGGTGCTGATATGTCAGATGAAGAAAGAGAAGAGGCAACAGAAATGGTTGTAGCAACAGTTGTAGCAGCAGGTGCCGCAATTAATGCAGCAGCAGTTGCCACAGGAGGAGCCACTGGAGGTGGCACAGGGGGCGGAGGAAGTTCTGGGGGAGGCTCATCAGGAGCAAATTCACCAGGTTCACGAGGAGGTAGAAAATGGTAAGAGTACTAAAAAATATCATGAAGGATATGATTGATCAGGCATGGACCCTTCTTGGAATGTTTATTGCCTGGGTAGTTTTGGACGGAAGTGCTAAAACTATAGTCGGTTATGGAATTGTAGCTACCACAGCACTTTGGATAGCTACGAGCCCTATTAGAAATAAAAACTCAGAATAGGGTATAATAGTGGTATGAGGAAATTAATCACTATTGCCCTATCTGGGCTATTAATGCTATCATTAACTGGATGCGACTCTTTAAATAGATATCGCTATGAATGCCAAGATCCTAAAAATTGGGAAATTGCAGCATGTAATCCTCCAGAATGTGAAGCCTCACAGACTTGCACAAAAGATGTAATAAAAATTACACCTACTACACCAGAACAGGAAATAACAAATGGCTAAAGAAAGATTAACGGCTGCAGACTTAGATGCTCGTTTAAAGTTTATTCTAGGAATAACTCTTGGAGGCATTTTGTTTCTAACAGCAGTTGGAATTATTTATGGACTATTGTTTGTAACACAACCTATCGGAGCTCAGTCAGAAAATGACAAAATGTTTTTTAATGTTCTAGGAAGTATTGCAACATTTATTACAGGAACCCTTGCAGGAATTTTGATTGGCAACTCAGGTGCCAAGGATATTATGGCGGCTCAAATACAAAACAAAGAAGTAGATGCAAAGAATACACAGGCGGACAAGAAGCTTGAAGCAGAAATTGATGCAACTGCAGCACGTTTAGCGGCAAAGCCAGACGGAGAGATGCCAGCAGAACAACCAGTTGATACAGATTGGGACAAAGACTAATGGCAGAACAGGGTACAGCAGCACGTTTAATTGAAGTTGCTACAGCAGAGCTAGGAACCATTGAAGGTCCAAAAGATAACGAAACAAAATATGGCGCTTTTATGAAAGCTAACTTCCAACCATGGTGCGGAAGTTTCGTTAACTGGTGTGCCTCAGAATCTGGCGTAAAAATTCCTAACACTGTTTACACTCCAGCAGGAGCAGCAGCATTTAAGAAAGCTGGGTCATGGATTGATGGAGACGTTGCAGATCCAGAACCAGGAGATATAGCCTATTTTGATTTCCCATCAGATGGTGTCGATAGAATTTCTCACGTTGGAATTGTTGTAAAAGATAACGAAGATGGAACTGTCTGGTGTATCGAAGGAAACACTTCTTCAAAGAAAAAGGGAAGCCAAAGAAATGGCGGAGAAACTTGCAAACAACTTCGTGCTTATAAGAAAAACAAAGCTGGAGTAATGATTTCAATTGTAGGATTTGGCCGTCCAAAGTTTAAAGGAGCAGGCTCAGCAACTCCTGCAGAACAAAAGCCTGCTAAGGCTAAAGCAAAAGTATGCCCAACCTGCGGTAAGTAAATGAACACATACAAAGTTAAGCTTGAAGTAACGGCAGAAGTAGAAGCCTTTGATGAGAGCGATGCTTTAGAGTATGCTAATGATATATTTGGCGTAGACGATGAAATTAAAAACGTTAAAGTAGTTAGCGTTAAGGAAAAATAATGGCAACCGAAGGATACAAACCAACTTCAGGAATGCAATCTGCAGCTCGCCGTGCAATTAAATTAAAAGAAGAAGGCAAGGCTAAGGGTGCGGGAACGGCAGTAGGCTGGACTCGTGCAGGACAGCTAGCAAGAGGAGAGACTTTAAGTCTATCAACAGTTAAAAGAATGTATTCTTTTTTTTCACGCCATGAGGTAGATAAAAAAGGAAAAGACTTTAATAATGCAGAAAACCCATCTAATGGCAAAATTATGTGGTTGGCTTGGGGTGGGGACGCAGGGTTCTCATGGTCTAGAAAAATAGTAACAAGGGAGAAAAACATGAAAAAGAATTTAGAAATGCAGGAAATGGTAGAAGAAATTAAAGGCATCTTAGAAGATGTAGTAAATCCAATAGAGACAGTGGTTGAAATTACAGAGGATGATTTAGCAAAATCAATAGATCCTAAGCCAGAAGATCTTACAGATGAAGAGATTTCAAAGTCATACGAGTCAGATAATGAAGACGAAGACAAATGGGATAATATGGAGAAGGCATGCTGGTCAGGATATGAGCAGCAAGGAATGAAAGATAAGGGTGGCCGTAAGGTTCCTAATTGTGTTCCTATTAAAAAGTCTGCGGACGAGGCTCCAATTAACGAAGCAGAAAAAGAAGTAAATAAGTCCATATGGGGTGGAGCTTTTCTTAGATAATCATTGACATAACCGCAGGTTCTACTGTATAATATATATTAGTGGGATGCTGCGGTTTATGTTTGAGGGAAAATGTTAAATCTAACAGAACTAGGTGTCGAAGTCTTTATCAAGAAGGCTAAGAATGTAACCCCTTATTGGGATAATTACGATCTTATAATTTGGAAAAAAGATAGTGGCGGGTTTACCAGCATAAAAGGAATGTTCAAAGAGAACACCTGGGGAACAGCAGAACGAATTGCAGTTGCCGCCAATGGAACATGGAAGCTACCCACTAAGTATGTCAGACATTTTAAGTAGTTTAGGAATAGATCAAGATTCTTTAGATTGGTTTCATCTTGCTATATGCAGAGGAATGAACACTGATTTGTTTTACGAGAAGTATGAGTCCGATTCTAACATAGCAAAGAACATAGATGAGATGTGTTTAAGTTGTCCAGTAATTAGCATGTGCTATGAATCTGGAGTTGAAGGAAATGAATACGGTGTATGGGGCGGTGTATACTTGACATCTGGATCAATTGATAAGTCTAAGAATCTGCATAAAGATCAAGACCTATGGAAGAAGTTAAAGAAGAAAAATGTTTATTGATAAAAGCCAAGACAGGCTAAAAGAACATTTTAAGTACGGGGTCAACGAATGGACTGGCGAACCTAATAAGCCAGTATTTTATACCCCAGAGATGAAAAAGGCTGTTCATCAAATAAAGAAGCCTTCGATGCTTTTGATGGACATAGTAATGTACCCACAGTTTTTAGCACTACGATTATATGAAGATAATTTTTTACAGTTTGAGGGAACCAAAAAAGAAATGGTTATTGATTATGTAGGAAAGGTCAAGCAACTGCTTGAATCATATGGAGTAAGATGCGTACTGGAGGGCAAGCCTAGTGAAAGAGTATTATGATATCACCCACATTGTTTTTATTCATGCAGAAGATCTTCATGGAACTGTGGAAAAACTTGGTGCATACGCATCAACTGTTAGTTATACCAAGGATGGGATAGAGTACAAAGAGCTTATGGAAAACGAAGAATTTACAATTGTAGATGAGATAGTATTTACGCATATTGAGGACTCAAACTAATGGAAAAGATATTGTGTTATAGCTGTAATAAATCCAAGAATAAACTAGAAGCAAAGAAATCTGCACTGCTTCCAATTAATTTGCTAATATGCGAAACATGTATTTCTAGTAAACTAGAGCCTAGATGGGTAGTAATTTTGGCTGGAAGATCTAATGGATCAGATTATGTCAAGGAATTTATTATTAAACGCCGTTATTTGGGCAATGAAATATCTGCATCCGAGCTATTAGTTTAAACTAATACTAAGGTATAATTAGTTTATCATGGACTACACTTCTGTCATTATTGCTATTTCTGCTGCTATATTAAGCGGTCTAGGAACGGCAATAATAGCAGGAATAAGGGATCTTGCCAAGGAAAGAAATAGGCGAGCAGAGCGTGAGCAAGATCATCTTAAAATAGATTTAAGAGACCTTAAAATTGAATTATATAAAATTGAAAAAGAATTAACCGAATGGAAAGATAAATATTATGATGCCATTCAACAGCTTATATCCGTAAAAGCCGAGCTTGAAGAAGCTTTAATTCTGGTAACCCATGCCGAACATCATTTTGACGAGCTGGACACATAATTTTAAATTTAGTATACTAGCAATATGACCTGCATAGTAGCCATTGCCCAAAACGGAACCGTATATATGGGTTCCGATCACGCCGCATCAGATGATAAAACTGGCTTGATCCTGTCAAGAAAAGAGCCTAAAGTTTTTAAAGTTGGTCAGTATGGCATTGCATTTACCGATTCTTTTAGAATGGGTCAGATTCTTCAATACTCATGGACTCCACCAAAATATACTCCGACAAAAACTAATTCTGGATTAGATAAGTTTATGAGAACTAAATTTATTGATTCTGTTAAAGTTGCATTTAAAGATGGTGGATACGGAAGCATTGGCGCATCATCAGAAGAAGACACTGGCGGTATTTTTATAGTTGGGGTTTGCGGAAGACTCTTTACCATAGATGAAGACTTTCATGTTGGAGAGAATGTTGTAAACTATATGGCAGAAGGCAGTGGGGGAATGATAGCGCTTGGAGCCCTGCATGCAACAAAGAAGCAAAGAAACCCTAGACTTAGACTAAAGGCTGCATTAGAAGCAGCAACTGAGTTTAATATGAGCGTAGCAGCACCCTATACATATATCCAAGTTTAAGGTATAATTGATTTATGAAATGGTTCTCTCGTTTTTCTGCCCTCATGTTTGGATTACTTACTTTAGGAGTAGTCAAAGATCTTCTTGAAAAAAACAGAATTCTTGTTATCAACGATGAAGACGAAGATAAGAATGACGAAGAACACATTAATAGCCAGATGAGACCCCATAACTATGACTCTGCGATGGATCTTAGAGGTACCCCGACACATGTATGCCCCTGCGGTAGTATGGTCTGGGACCTTAAGGTAATATTTCAAGATGGTGAGATTGCAACATATTTTCTAGATATGGAATGTTTTAGCTGTGGTAGTTTGGCAACTGCGCCAACACCAATAGACGTATTAGGAACGGAAGAATGAGAAAATCTGAAAGAATTAGATTACTTGAAATGGAAATGCTTAGAATGCAGTTTCAAATCGAATATTTAAATACAGCAGTAAGATTGCTGTTAGATGAAAGCAAGGTAAGCGGTCCAGATATGGACGCTGGCAAATGGTACAAAGCTAAACTAAATAAAGATAAGTAGACTATTGACAAGACTAATCGAATTTAGTATCATTACGATATGAACAAAAAACTAATATCGGCTCTAGCAGCCATTGCAATACTGATTCCTGCATCCGCTCAGGCGGCATCGCTACAAAATAAAACTGTAGCTCATCCAACCATAGCAATTTTAGACACAGCGTTGGACACCTCTTTACCAATCTTTAAAGACCGAATTTTATTTGAAGCTTGTGTAACACAATGGTCTTCTTGCCCTAATGGTTTACCTGAAATGGAAGGAACTAATTCTTCAACTCTTCCAGCAACTGTTATGAGCAAGAACGGTTTTGATCATGGAACTCAAATGGCTTCATTAGCAATTGCAACCAACCCTAACGTAAAGATAGTATTTGTTAGAATTATTGGTGCAAACGCAACTGGTCTACGCCAATCATCTGGTGAAGAGACAGTATATAATGCCCTTAACTGGGTAATTCGTAACAAACAAAAGTTTAACATCCAAGCAGTTTCTATGTCTTTGGGTCACACTGGTGCAAGATCTGCTACATCTGATTACTGCCCTAAGACTCCAATTACTGAAGGAAAGATCAAGGAATTGATTAGCTTAGATGTACCAGTATTTTTCCCTACAGGAAACAACAGAGACTATCAAAGAATTGATTGGCCAGCTTGTATTCCTGCATCAATTGCAGTTGGGGCTACAATGCCTGCTGAAACAATTGCAATCTATTCTAACCACGATCCCCTACTCACAGATTTCTTTGCTCCAGGAACGGTTAGAGCAACCACTGTAGGAAACAAGGTTGTTAATATCGCTGGAACTTCTGCCTCAGCAGTTATTGCTGCAACATCATGGGCAACAGTTAAATCAGCAAAACCACATTTAACATATGAACAGGTATACAAACTGCTATCTGTTACGGCTAAGCCAACCTCTAATTCAAAAATTACGGGTGGAAAGCTTATTAACCTACAAGGAGCTCTAAATGGATAACAAGGTAAACTTAACGGTTTTAGAAGAAATCATTAAAGATATTTCTGTGCTAGTCTATGATAAGTGGTCAAAGGCTTTACCAGATGATCAGAAAACACCACAGGCTCTAGAAACTTTACAAAAAAATTCTTCTGAGTATACCCTATTCATTGTTCAGAATTTTATCAATAAGTTTAATGAGGCAGCAGAAGAATTAAAAGATCAGCCTGAATAAAATGATAATCACAGATGAAACATTTAATACTGTAGTAGAAAGTAATGAATTGATTCTTGTCGACTTTTGGGCAGAATGGTGTGGTCCCTGTAAAATGGTATCCCCAGTCCTGGATGACATATCAAAAACTACTGGGTTACTGGTCGGTAAGTTAAATGTTGATGAGAATCCTGAAAAGGCACAGGAATACTCTGTACAATCAATACCGACTATGGTATTATTTAAGAATGGAAAGCCAGTCCATACAGTGCAAGGCGCAAAGCCCAAGCATAAACTTATGAAGGAGTTTGAGGAATGGCTGAACTAGAGTTTGACGAATGGATGTCATACGGGATTGAAAAAGGTTGGTGCGGACCTCCTGTATGCAGTACACACGACGGACTACCAATGTCAGAGCAAGAAGATGCAGAGTTTGGCGAAGGCCAAGACCCTTGCATTCACGTTGTTCGAATGTATGATGACATTGATACGAAAAAAGAAATTGAGTCTAATCACTCACCGACCCAATGGCGGAACTCATACATAAATTAGAATTCTAGCTCAGAAAGAGTTAGAGTAAGAAGGAGAATAAATTAAATGAAGTCATTTAAGAAAGTATCGCTAATCATCGCTGCAGCCCTGACTAGCACAATGCTTGTAGCACCATCGGCTAACG